CCAGGTATAGTTACTGTTACAGAATCAGGCGAATCTAAAGTAGTTCAAATAACTACACCTGGTCCAGCAGGGCCAGCAGGACCAGCAGCTTATGATAGTACTATTGATTTAAGTGCAAGGAATATAACAGCATCAGGAGACATAATTGCCAATCAAATAACAGCATTAAGTGATATAAGTGCAAATGGTAATATTGCAGCAGTGAACATAACAGCATCAGGTCATTATAAAGGTGATTTTTATGGTGCAGAAAATTCAACTAACAATTACATACAGTTTTCCGCCCTCCAAAATAGAATTAATTTTGTTAATGGTGGAACAACAACATCTAAATTTGATAATACATTTATTGAATTTAATAGACCAATAACAGCCTCAGGAGATATAAGTGCAAGTGGTAATTTAACTACTAATAATATAGTTGCTAATGAAATAACATCATCAGGAGGTATTGCAGTCGGTGGAGATATAATTCTAGAAAATAGTGCAGCAGCAATTAAACTGCAATTTGACGCTTTTGCATTAACAAATGTGATTGCATCCGCCGACGCCGGCGCAAGAGTTGTATTTGGAGGCGATGTAAACACAGTATTAACTGGTTCTACTATTCAAGCAACTGCCGGCACAGGAGATGTATTTTTTAGAGCGCATGATGAAGTAAAATTCAATGCAGATTATCCGAACTCAACAGCTCAGCTCATAATAACAGCATCAGGAGACATAATTGCCAAATCAAATATAAGTTCAACTGGAACAGTATCAGGTATAACTAGTTCATTTAATACAAATGCTAACTATCCATGGATTAAAACATTAGCAGGTCAATTTTCAAATGCTAATTTCAACTTATTATCAGTGTCTAATACAAGTGAAGGCGCTAATGCTAGTACTAATGCAGAGTCAGTAGTAGGAATAGCACCATTTGCAGGTCATTTAGATTTTGTTGTAATAGATTTTGGATCTAATCCTGGATCAGCTAGTCTTGGAATTTTTATAACCGGATCAAATCAAGCTATAAATGCTACACAAGGAGGCACTGAATTTACATTTGCAAAAGAAAAATATACTTTTGATATAGATAATATAGGCCTAGATGTAAATACCGGTCGTGTACTACAAGTAAATTTTTCAGCTTCATTCAATGCCGGTGACCGATTTGCTATTGGATTAAAAGGTGATTCAACTCCAATAGATGTTAATGCAACAGCAGTTTTCAAATTAGATACATCAAAAGGCTATCCAACAGGTGATTCAGAATCTTCTGTTTTACATGTGAATTAAATATTTCTAGATATTTATATAAAAAGATTATACTATGGCAAAACGAATTCCTATATGGCCAGGCTCGTCCTCATTCTTTCCGGGAGATACACCTTTTGGATTATATGATAATGATAAAACATTCCAATCAGATACAGACAAAGTTACAGATTGGTGTGCAAAACGTTTAGGATATCCTTTAACTGATATTGAATTACAAGATATAAATCTTTATGCTTGTTTTGAAGAATCTATTAGTGAATACGGGTCACAGGTAAATACATATAATATACGTGACAATATGTTGAACTTATATGGAGCAGCGACAGGTTCAAATTTGTCCGGAAAAAAAGTTTCTGCTAACATGGGAGGACTAATTGAATTAGCAGATGAGTATGGTGTTGAAGCGGGTACCGGAGGAAATGTAACATATTATACTGGTTCAATTAGTGTGACAAAAGATCAACAAATATATGACTTAACCAATTCATCATATGTAGCATTAGAATCAGGCACTCCGGGAATAGATGCAATTGAAATAAAAAGAATATTTCATGATCCTCCGCCAGCCATTGTAAAATATTTTGATCCAATGGTAGGTACTGGATTAGGATCTCAACAAATGATGGAAACTTTTGGATGGGGTAATTATAGTCCTGGAGTATCATTTATGATGATGCCTATATATGCTGATATGTTAAGATTACAGGCAATTGAATTTAATGATCAAATAAGAAAGTCGGCATATTCATTTGAGATAGTAAATAATAGAATTAAGTTCTTTCCTATACCAAATGGGTCAAATTATAAAAAAGTATATTTTAGATATATTTTAAAAACAGAAAGATCAAATCCTTTAAAGGAACCAACCGGAACAATATCAGATTTTTCAAATGTCCCATATCAAGATGTCACATATGGAGATATCAATGCACCTGGGAAACAATGGATTAGAAAATATACATTGGCATTAGCAAAAGAGATGTTAGGATATATTAGAGGAAAATATTCCGCATTGCCAATACCGAACGCAGAAGTAACACTAAACGGATCGGACCTTATAGCAGCCGCTCAAACTGAAAAAGAGGGGCTTATAACAGAACTTAAAGAGACACTTGATACAATGTCTAGACAAATGCAATTGGAACGAAAGTCAGCAGAGGCAACTTCAATGCAAGAACAATTTAATAAGATACCACTTAAAATTTATATAGGGTAATTATGGCACTATTTGGCTCAGCAAGAGATGCAAGTTTAGTTCGATCAGTTAATAGAGAATTAATTAACAATTTTATTGATACTGAAGTAGCATTTTACAAGCTTAGCTTACAAGACACTCAAGCTAATATGTATGATGAATCGGATAATAAAGTTTACTATGCTCCTATGAGAATGAATTGTTTAATTTTAAAGGAAGATAAGTCGTATTTAGGAGATGATATATATGATATAACAAGGGCTGGAGAATTTAATTTTTTACGTGATGATCTTAAAGACAATAATATAGTTGTAGAAGAAGGCGATGTAATTGAATATGATAATGAATTTTATGAAGTTGATGGAGTAGGTTCATCGCAATATTGGAGAGGAACTAATCCGACTACAGATATTGGATTTGTCGAAAATGATCGAGATGAATTTGGCTATAGTGTTGCAATTAAAGTGACAGCACATGTAACAAGAAGAAATAGATTAAATATACAAGAAGTTAGATCAGGAATAAATAAGCCTAATAGTATACCGAGGAATTTATAATGGCTGAAAAACGAATAAAAAAGACGTATAATACATTTGCAAATGATCGATTATCTAATCGAGCACGTGAGATTAGACGTGACGATGATATAGTCAAAACACCTAAATGTACTATTGAAGATGTTGATTGGGCGTTGATGTCATATATTAGAGATATAATAAAACCGACTGTAATAGAAAATGGCCAAACGATAGATATTCCAGTAATGTATGCAAATGGAGAAAAATGGGCACAAGTTCAGGCTAAAGGATATATGAGAGATCGTAAAGGTAAAATAATGACACCGGTTATAAGTATTCGAAGAAATTCTATTGCAGAAAGAGATACATTAAAGACAATTGGCGTGAATCAAAATCCTGGAGGTAATGCATTGATACTTCAAAATAAACATACTACAGTTAATCGATATGATAGATTTTCTGTGACTAGAGGAGCTAAACGTTTAAAAGAATATTATATATCAGCTATACCAGAATTTATAGATGTATCATATGAAATATTAATATGGACAGAATATACAGAACAATTGAATTCTGTAATAGAACAAATAATGCCATTAAATGGATTTGCATGGGGCACCACTTGGAAGTTTCCGACTTACATATCTGATTATACATTTGAAACAACAAATGCCTCCGGAGAAGATAGAGTAGTAAGAGCTACATTACCATTAGTATCAAAGGCAACACTACTAATGCCAGATGAATTACGCGAATCTACAGTACAAAAAGCTTATTCAGTTAAGCGTGTTACATTCAAATCAGAAACAGAAACATTTAATGTTGATGTATCACATCCTCCGGCAGATGGATATAAAGATCATACCGGTGGTAATTTTCATCTAAATAAATAGGTTTACAATATAAGTATTATATTTATATTATATAATAATTTATAAAAAAGAACGTTATGTCAGAAACAAAAAAATTTACAAAAGAAGAAATAAACGAAATATCAGTATTACGTGAGGGTAATGCGCAAAAAGTAACAGAATTTGGTCAAATTGAATTAGAACTTTATTTAACGTCTCAACGATTAGAAATGTTACAAGATACAAAAAACAAATTGAAAGGAGATTATAAAAATCTTCAAATACAAGAACAAGAATTAGTTCTTAAATTAAACAAAAAATATGGTGCAGGAACAGTTGATATATCCAATGGAGAGTTTATCCCTTCAAATTGATTGTTTAGCTCATATTCTATATATTTATAAGAAAATAAAAGAGGAGCATTGTAATGGCTGAAAAAATTATATCACCAGGTGTCTTTACCAACGAAGTCGACCAGTCGTTTCTACCGGCCGGTGTTGCAGCAATAGGAGCAGCAGTTATTGGCCCAACAACAAAAGGACCAGTAGGAATACCAACTATAGTATCAAGTTATTCAGAATATCTTAATAAATTTGGCGGGCCATTCGAATCTGGATCAGGCGCAACCAGAAATTCATACAAATATCTAACTAGTTATTCAGCACAAGAATATCTTAAGTATGCTGATACATTGACAGTTGTTAGGGTAGCTGGAGATAATTCAACCGTAGCAAAAAGTATAATATCAGGTTCTCAAACAGTAGGTGCTACATTTTCATCTGGATCGATTCTATTTGCCGGAGCTCCATCCGGGTCTACATTAGGCGCGCCTGATGAAATAACAATTGGAACTGTTGATTATACATTTGTATCTGAATCAGCAGGTTACACAA